GAGTTCTTCGACCCGAAGAAGATTCCGGACTGCCACAAGTACACGACAGGCGACTTCGCGGTCACGGAAGGCGATGGCGACTTCACCGAGCTCGGCACCCACGGCTATCTCGGCGACACCATTTATCTGGGGATCGAAGGCTGGTGCGGCCAGACGACTGCGGACATCTGGATCGAGCGGCTGATTGATCAGTTCGCGCGCCAGAAGCCGCTCTGTTTCTTCGGGGAGTCCGGGCCGATCCGGCGCGCGATCGAACCGTTCCTGATTCGACGCATGCGCGAGCGCAAGACCTTCTGCCGGCTCGAATGGCTGGTCCGGGGGCATGACAAACCCACAATGGCGCGGCCGCTACAGGCCCTTAGCAGCGCCCGCAAAGTGAAGATCGCAGACACCGAATATGGGCATCGTCTCCTCGCACAGCTGCTCCAGTTCCCCGCGGGGCGACTGGATGACGGTGTTGATATGGCGGCGCTGCTGCCATTGGCCATTGATCTTGCGCATCCAGCGGTGATCTCGAAGCCCATGCCCAAGGTTCAGAAAGATGCCTACGACTGGAACCACACCGAAGACGACGATAGCGACAGCTGGAAGGCCGCGTGACTGACTCGACCGATGCCGACCTCAAGATGGTGCGGCTGCAATTCGAGGAATATGCCGAGGCCACCATCTCGACCCGTCGTGACATGGAGAAGTGCCGCGACTATTACGACGGCAAGCAGTTGACGGATGCCGAGCGCAAGACGCTGAAGAAGCGCAAACAGCCGGCGATCGTCGACAACAAGATCAAGGATAAGGTCGACACGCTGCTCGGTATCGAGAAGCAGCAACGCACGGACCCTAAGGCCTTTCCGCGCAACCAGCAGGATGACTCATCGGCGGAAGTAGCGACCGATACCCTGCGATATATCGCCGATGCGAGTCTCTACAAGCTGACCTGTCGTCAGCCGGCTTCGAACAATCTCATCATCGAAGGCCTGTGCGCCGGACAGGTGGTGGTGGAAAAGCAGAAGGGCCGGCCGCCGAAGGTGTGCATGGAGCACATTCGGGAAGACCGGGTGTTCTATGACATCCGCTCGCTGAAGCCGGATTTCGAGGACAAGAGCTATTGCGGCTATTTCACATGGATGGATGTGGATGCGGCGCTCGAGCTGTTCCCGAATGGCAAGGAGGCGCTCGATCAGGCCTTTGGCGCGGAGTCGGGCCAGTCCGAGGGCGGCGCCGACCGATCGATGGATGACAAGCCCCGGTATGTGATGCTGTCCCGCGGGCGCAAACGCGTGCAGGTCTTCACGCACTACTTCAAGCGCAAGGGTCAGTGGAATACCTGCACGTGGTGCAAGGGCGGCTTCCTCGATCCCGTCAAGGTGTCGGCCTACAAGGATGAGGACGGCAATCCCGACTGCTGTATCGAGATCCAGGCACTGTACCGGGACAGCGATGGCAACCCCTATGGGGTGGTCTCGCGATTCCTCGATCTGCAGGATGAGCACAACAAGCGGCGCTCCAAGGCGCTGCATCTATTCACGACGAAGCAGATGGTGGCGGAGAACGGTGCCTTTGATGACATTAATAAGGCTCGTGAGGAGATGCACAAGCCCGATGGCATCATCCAGCCCAATCCCGGCTTCAAGTGGGAGATGCACGACAACGTCGAGATGGGCGAGGCGCAGTTCCGGATTCTCGAATACACCGACCTGCAGCTCTCGCAGACGGGTCCCAACTCGGCACTAGCCGGCACCTCAGGTTCGATCTCGGGTATCGCCAAGGCGCGCGATCAGCAGGCGGGCCAGCTTCCCATCTCTCCGGTGTTCGATGCGCTCGACTTCTGGGAAATGCGCATGTACCGGCAGGCATGGAAGCGTGCCCGTCAGTACTGGCGCGGTGAGATGTTCATCCGCATCACGGACGACGAAGAGAAAGTCCAGTTCGTCGGGCTGAACCAGCCGACGACCGTGGGCGAGCATCTGGTGGAGAAAGCCAAGCAGGACCCGCAGTTCCAGCAGGCCTCGCCCGAAGAACAGGCCGGCATCGTTCAAACCATCGCTGCCCATCCGCAGGCGCAGCAGCCGATGAAGAAGAACGAAATCGCGCGCATGGACATGGACATCATCATTGAGCGCGGTGAGGACACGGTAAACGTTCAGCAGGAAGAGTTCGCCATGCTGACCGAGATCGCGAAGGCGCGACCTGAGGTTCCATTCTCCGCGCTTCTCAAGATGAGCCAGTTGCGTCAGGCCACGAAGAAACTCGTGCTGGATGAGCTAAAGGGCAACACGCCTGAGGCGCAGCAGCAGGCGCAGATGAAACAACAGATTTTCGAACTCGAGGCGGCGCTGAAGAAAGCGACGATCGAGAAGACCGCCGCGCAGGCCGAACAGGCGAAGGCTGCGGCGACCGAAAGTCATATCGATGCGGCGGTGAAGACGGCCACCTTTGCACAGGGGCCAGAGCCGACCGCGAAAGAATCAGTTGCAGTGAATTGATGCCGTCGCCGGGTCTTCGGGCGTAAATGGGTCGCCGCCAATCGGGCGTTTGGAGTGAGTGATGAGTGCGAGTGAAGAGAGTCTGGGCGATATTCTCCGTAATTCCGTGCCAGTGGCTGAGAAGCCAACGGATGTCAAACCCGTAGAAACTACGGAGGCTGCGTCATCGGCAGCCGAAAAGCCGGAAACGGCTGAGGCGAAGGCCTCGCGCGCACGGGATGAGTCGGGGAAGTTCACGAAGGCGGAAACCAAGGCCGAGCCTGCAAAGGAACCGGTCAAGGAGACCACCCCCGCCGATGTCCCCGCGATCCTTGCCGAGCGCCGCAGGCGTCAGGCCGTAGAGCAGGAGCTCGCAGCATTGCGGGCTCAGTCGCAGACCAAGCCGACACCGCCGCCGTCAGTCTTCGAGAATGAAGAAGCGGCGATCAATGCGCGTGTGGATGAACGGATACGACCTCTACGGGAGCGCTTCTTCAATCAGAGCATCCGGGCCGCGCAGGCGGCCTACAAGGATGACTTTGCTGAGGCATACAAGTCATTTACGGAAGTCGCCGAGCGCGACCCGCGGATGATTCAGGCGCTTCAGGATGCAGAAGACCCCGGTGAGTACATCTACATGCATGGGATGTTTCATAAGGAGCTGGCCGGCGTGAACGGCAACCTTATCGAATATCGCAAGCAGGTCGTAGGTGACATGGAGGGCAAGCTCACCGCAAAGGACACGCAGATCTCGGCGCTTCAGGCTGAGATCGACACGTTGAAGAAAGCCCAGCTCGAACTCGCAGACATTCCGCGCTCACTGAATAACGCCTCCTCCGGAGCTGCGCCCAAGGCCGGCTCTGAAGACGATGACGACATCAGAAGTGTCGTCAAATTCGGCAAACCCAAAACCTAAACGCTTCTTTCATCGGCTGAACCAAGAACCCGCCTCGCGCGGGTTTTTTATTGCCTGAAGGAAGCCGGAGACTTCAATGGCTGTGACTACTGTCCCGACCAATACTCGGGTCATCAAATGGCAGCGAGGCTTTTTCCGCGAATACATCCGCGGCAATCGCTTCAGCAAGTACATCGGAGCGGACGAAACCGCCTGCATCCAGATGAACGAGGACCTGACCAAGTCCATCGGCGAAACAATCAACTGGGAACTGGTCAATCGTCTGACCGGCAACCAGAACACCGCAACTGGTGCGGTGTCAGGTGTCGTCTCCGGCATCACCGGATACAACACCCTCGAAGGCAACGAGGAAGCGTTCGGCATTCGCAACTTCCGCGCGAAGGTCGATCGCACCCGATGGGCCGTGGTGCATGACCGGCTCGACGAGCAGTTCTCCGCAATCGATCTGGTCGAGGCGAAGGATGCCGTGCTCAAGGATCACAGCAAGGAGAATGTGCGCGATCGCATCATTCTTGCGCTCGGCTCCTACAGTACCGATGGCTCCACACATCAGGCGTATGCCTCCACGAGCGCGACGGACCGCAACACGTGGGTCGTGAACAATGTGGATCGCGTGCTGTTTGGCAAGGATGCGGCGGGCTACAGCGCAACCCATGCGACCGCGATCACGAGCATCGACAATACAACCGACATCGTGACGAAAGACACGCTGAAGGTCGCCAAGGACATCGCGAAGGCCGCCTCCCCGAAGATTCGCCCGATCAAGGTGAACGATGAGGAAGAGTGGTACCTGGTGTTCATGGGTACCAAGGCATTCCGGCAGGCCCAGACTGCACTCGAGTCGGTCAGCCTTGCGGCCCTGCAGGCCAATGCGAGCAAGGACAATCCGCTCTACACCGCAGGGGATCTGATTTTCGACGGTCTCATGATTCGTGAGATTCCGGAGATTGGCGTGCTGCCGGGAACTCCCGGTGCCAGCGGCACAACGACGGTGGCGCCGATCTATCTGTGCGGGGCACAGGCGCTCGCGTTCGGCATGGCCCAGCGCACGAAGATGATCGAGAACGTCCGCGACTACGGCGCGAAGAAGGGCGCCGGGTACGAGATGATCGACGTCATCAACAAGATCTACTTCGGCAAAGGCGCAACCGACACCACGCAGCCCGTGCAGAACGGCGTTGTGACCTGGTACGTCGGCGTCGTCTGATCCCCACCCTCTCAGGAGCATTAAGAAATGGCCGGCGAAACTACGACCGTCGCGGCATCTGCCGCACGGAACTTCTACGACAATCCGGGCGCAGGCGCCTTTGTCGTGTCCTTCAACCTCACATATCTCTCGACCGACAACGAGACGGCCGACATCATGCAGGCGGGCTATCTGCCGCCGAACGTGAAAATGCTGGCGGTGGGCTGGTATCCGACCGATATGGATACCGGTTCGGCGGCGGTAGTCCACAAGGTCACGGTCGGCTCCACCGATATCGTGACAGGTCTCACGGGCGCACAGACTGGAACGTCGAGCTTTACGCCCGTCACCAATGCAGCACGCGTACTGGCTCCCGCCACGACGCCGACGCTGGTCGTGGTGAACACTACGACTGCCGCTGCAACGGGCGCGGCAGGAACGGCAGTGCTCGATATCTGGTGCCAGAAGGTCTGATGCATCGGGCCCGGACTGACACGGGCCCCTTCCTATGACACTTCAGGAACTGAAATACCGCGTCCTTCTGAAACTGGGCGTGGTAGCGGCCGGCGATTCGCCGAATCCGGATGATAGCGCAACCGTTCTGATGCGCTATCGGGCCCTGCACAACGTGCTCACAGTTCGGGATCTCACGAACTGGAACATCTCAGACGATATTCCAGAGGAAGTCGAAGAGCCGATCACGATGATGACGGCGGCGGCGTGTGCGCGCGACTTCGGCGATGTCGATCCGGGCATCGTGCTCGAAGGCAAGTTCGGCCTGCCTCAACCTTCCGCGGCGGAAAGACAGTTGCGACAGATCATGGCCGCGACCTATATCCGTACGCCCGTCAACGTCGAGTTTTTCTGATGGCGACGATTCCGTTCGGCAGCGGCTCCTATCAGCTCCGGAGCCTGCCGCTGAGCGCGCAGCAGATGTTCAACTGTTATCTGGAGCCCGCACCGCCTCAGGCCAAGACCTTCGCAGCCGTCGTGCAGGCACAAGGAGTGCGCGACTTTCAGACGATCAGCACTGGCAGCACGCGTGGCGGCATCGTCGTCAATGGGGTGCTGTATGCCGTCGTGGGCGGAACTCTCTACAGGGTTCCCCAGAACGGCGATGTGGCGCCATTGGGCTCCGTTCCCGGTGTCGCCTACGTCGATATGGCAGGCGATGAGACGCATCTGATGCTCGCCACCAGTGGGCACGGATACTACTGGAATGGGACGACGGTCCAGCAGATCACAGACCCGGATTTCCCGGGGGCAGAGTGGGTCGAAGAACTCGATGGCTACTTCATCGTTGGCGCACCGAACTCCGGCAAGTTCTTCATCTCTGGTAATCGGATGCCGGATTCATGGGATGGGCTCGACTTCGCGAGTGCGGAACGCTATCCTGATGACCTCGTCGGGGCCATCGTCAATCTCGGCGAGCTGATCCTCTTCGGTCGCGACTCGTTCGAAATCTGGACCGACACGGGCAATGCAGATTTCCCGCTCGAGCAGGTCGGCAACGGCATCGGTGAAACGGGACTGCTTTCGCGGTACGCGGTGAACAAGGCGGCCAATGTCGTCATCTTCATCAGCAACAAGGGCAAGGTCTGTCAGCTCAACGGCTACACGCCGCAGGTGGTCTCTACCCCTGCGATCGAACAGATCATCGAGGATGCGCCGGACAAGTCCTGCTTCTCGATGACGTGGAGCGAGGGCGGACACGACTTTGTCTCCTTCTCGTTCGACTCCGCCACGGTCGTCTACGACCTTTCGACCCAGCTCTGGCATCAACGGATAAGTCTCGGCTTCACCCGCTGGCGGCCACTGTTCATCCTGCGCTGCTATGACGAATGGCTGGTGGGGGATTTCTACACCAACCGCATTGGCATCCTCGATCCGAATACCTTCAAGGAGTGGGACGACACGCTGTGGTGTTCGGCCACCGCGCCTCCGGTGACGAGCGAAAACCGCCGCATCAATCATTCGCGGCTGGAGCTCGTGTTCGAATCCGGTGTGGGCCTCAACACCGGACAGGGCTCTGACCCTCAAGTGATGCTCGACTGGTCGGATGACGGCGGGCGTTCATGGTCTGCCCAGAGATTCCGGTCGCTCGGCAAGATCGGTGCGTTTCGCGCACGGGCCATCTGGAACATGCTGGGTCAGGCGCGGGATCGCGTGTATCGCTATCAGATCTCAGATCCGGTCCGACGCACCCTGATTCTGGCGACGACCGAAGCCAAGGTCATGGGCTACTGATGGGCATCGACATCAACTTCGCACAGGGCGCAGACCCGACGAAGTTCACGACCGCCGACTGGTCACGCGCCTTCCGCAAGGCGCCGGTTAAACCATCTGCCCAATCCATCACGCCCACAGAGCTTGCGACCTCGACGACGGACCTGATTGACACAACGGCGCAGACCGCCGCTTCTGCCGCCGCAGATGCCGCACAAGCAGCTGCAATCGCAGCCTCGAATGCCAATGCAGTCACCCTTTCGGCCAGCGCTCAGGCCACTGCAATCAGTACAGCCGCCACTGCGCTTTCAGATCATGTCTCTGCCCCTGACCCGCATTCGCAGTACACGAGCGCCGGGGAACTCGCGACTGCTCTGATTCCGTATCTCACGCAGGCCGCAGGGGATGCGCGCTATCTGCAGCAGATCCTTACGCTGACCAATGCTGTAAATGATGCGGCGGCGGCGTCGGCAGGAGTAGCTGTGGGGCAGTTATATAGAACCGGCTCCATCGTGATGATTCGTGTGACATGAACGAGCTGGCGGCGGAGAGCCTGCACGAAATCGCCCTGCCGACGCAGGCCGAGATGTATGAGCTGGAAGCACATTTGCTGCAGCTCCCGCAGGCGGACTTCTCGCTCATCAATCGTTTCGCCGATGGTCTGTATGCCCGGCAGGTCACGATCCGCCAAGGCTGTCTGCTCACGAGCAAGATTCATATGAAGGAGCACTTCGCCTTCATTCTCACGGGCGACATCAGCGTATGGACGGATCAGGACTATCAGCGAATCAAGGCACCGTGCGTGCTGACGACACAACCAGGAACCAAGCGGGTGTTGCTGGCGCATGAAGATACCGTGTGGATCACCGTGCATGCCTGCAATGCGAAGACTCAGCAAGAGGCGGAAGCCGAACTTGTGTCGAACGACCCCTCCATGATTGATGAAGCGAGGCGCACATGACCTTCTGGGTAGCCGGAGCCGCAGTTGTTGCTGGGGTCGGTGGCGCAGTCATCAGCAGCAATGCCACCAAGAAAGCCGCTGGCGTTGCTGGCAAATCTGCTGATGCCACCATCGCCGAGAATCAGCGCCAGTTCAATACGGTTCGTCAGGACACCGCGGGCCAGCGCTTTACCGGCGACTCTGCGCTCAATCTGCTGGATCGGCTGTATGGCTATGGCACGCCATCCAAGCCGCTGAGTTTCGATGAATGGAGCGCGCAGAATCCTGTTGCGGCTCCAGCGCCGGGCAAGAAGCATCACGGCGGCCTCTTTGGTGGTGGCGTGCTCGGCAGTCTGCTTGCCCCGTCGCCCAAGAACATGCTCAAGGGAGGGTATGACCCTGCGGGCGCTGTCTACTCCGCCGTCAAAGACGGACAGAGCGGGGGCTTGCCGGCCGGCACCGATCCGCAGGCGGCCTATCAGCAATATCTGCAGGGCTTCCAGCCCACGGCAGTCGGCGCCGGCAAGCCTGACATGTCGGCGTTTTTCACAAGCCCCGACTATCAGTTCAATCTCGATCAGGGCCAGCAGGCCATCGATCGATCTGCCGCAGCTCGCGGGGGTTTGCTTTCAGGGGGTGCTGAAAAGGCCGGCATTCGATACGCCTCCGGGCTCGCCTCGGGGCAATACGGCTCATTCGTGGATCGTCTTCTGCAGCAGGCGGGACTTGGAAGCACGGGGATTGGTGCATCTGCAGCGGCTGGCGCCAATGCCACGGCGAACATCGGCAATGCCAATCTCAACAAGGGCAACGCGCAGGCAAGCGCCTACCTGCAGAACGGCCAGAACATCAACAATGCCCTGAACGGCACGACCAGTAATCTGTTGCTCATGAAGTATCTGGGGACGGGCTGATGGCCTTCGAAACTTTCGATCTTGGCCGCGTGCTTCAAACGGCCGCCGCGATCAAGGGCATGCGCAATCAGGAGCAGGACGACACCCTGCGCCGTCAGTACCTGCAGACGAACATTGCCGGTGCCCAGCAGCAGCAGCAGTTCGCTGCGCAGAATCAGCAGCAGCAGATGAGTGCGCAGGAAGCGAAACTGCACTATTTCCAGAATCATGCGATCGAGACTGCGCCCGATCCGGTTGCCGCGGCGAAACAGCTCACTCCCGATAACGTGGCGAAGTATGAAGCGGCGCATGGGCCAGGCTCATTCGATCAGCTGACGCCAGATCAGGTGCGCGGGCTTGCGACCTACGCAAAGACGGAAGCCGGTGCGATTGCTGGCATTACACCAAAGGTTGAATGGAAGGATGCAGGCAACCAGCTGGTGCCACTCGATGAGTGGGGTAATCTGATGAAAGGAATTGCGCCCATTGCGAAAGCCGCGAGCCCCGATGCGCAGCTCACCGCGCAGACTTCCACCGCCAATAATCAGCGTACCGTGGCTGCGACGCTTGCGGGCCAGAAAACCTCAGGCGCGGACAAAGGCATTCCGTCTGGCTATGAAAGAGATCCCGCCAATCCGGCAGCGCTGAGACCTATTAAGGGCGGTCCGCACGATCCGGATGCCGTGTCAGGCGGAATGGATTCGCGCTCGAGCGTGATGTTCAACCGCGTAGCCGCCTCAGCTCAGTCCGCATCGAAGGCCATCCAGAACATCATGGAACTGCCGGTGACAACCAGCAGCGGTTTCTTCGGAACGGCTGAGCCGGGGCACGGCCTCATGTCTTCCGTGAAGAATGTGCTGGCCCAGAAGGTGACCGGTCAGGAAGCGCAGGACTTCAAGACAATGGTAGCGGGAGTCTCGCGTAATCTCTCGACGATCGAGACGGCAGGTCTTGCGCCCAATGGCGCGATCACGAATTCGATGAATGCTGTCCTTCTGGGTGAAGGCGATACCCAGATGACGAAACTGCGGAAGATGGCGGAGATGCGCCAGATCGTGGAAGAGAATCTGAAGCCGCAGCTCGCGAAC